TGCGCGGCTAGTACCGCCGCCGCCCGGGTGGTGTCTACCGGTTCGGTGATCAGTGCGGCGGTCGCCGACAACGTCGCACTCGGCAGGTAGCTGATCGTGGCGTTGGCCGTCAACGCCGAGGAGGCGGCCAGGGCCGCGCTCGCTACCTTGACGCGCGTCGCGCTCGCCGTGAGCCCCGTCGTCGCGCTCAGGGTGGTAGCGACCGGGATGTGTCCCCCGGCCAGTGCTGCCACGAGTCCGGCGGACACCGACAGGCTGGCGCTCGGGAAGGTGTGGACCCAGGCGCCGGTAGACGGGTAGAGCGTGTCACTCGGGTACAGCGTCGTGCAGGGGAATAGCGAGTACGGCCCGACGGTGAGCTGAGACTGTCCCGCGATCGTCGCGCTACCCCGGGGACCGGCGAGGGCCGATGAGGTTAGACCGGCGGTGGCCGCCAAGATGGCGGTGCCAGGATCCCGCGCGAACAACGCGGTCGCGGTCAGTCCACCCTGTGCCGCCAGGGTGGCGACGGCCTGTTCGGTGACCTGAGCGACCGACGTCAGGCCGGTGGCGGCACTGAGCGTCGCGGCCGGGAGCTGCGTTACCACCGCGGTGGCCGATAGACCGGCGGCACCCGGCAACGTCGCGGCGCCGAACTCGGTGGGCACCAGCGAGATGAACGTGGACGCGGACAGGGTCGCCTGCGACAACGCGGTGTGCAACGCCGCGGCAGTCAGTCCACCGTGCGCCGGCAGAGTGGCGGCCGGGTGATAGTCGATCGAGGCGTTGCTGGTCAGTCCACCGTGCGCCGCCAAGGTGGCGACCGGGAACTTCGTTAGCTTGGCGTCTGCCGACAGACCGGTGGTGCCCGACAGTGCCGCCGCTGGACGTTCGGTGATACCGACGGACGACGTGAGTCCGGCGGTGACCGCCAGGGTGGCGGACGGCAGGTACTCGACCGTTGCCGTCGAGGACAGTCCGCCCTCGGCCGCCAGAGTGGCGGACGGCAGGTAGTTGACCGCTGCTGTAGCGGACAGACCGGTGGTCACCGACAGGGTGGCCGAGCCAGACGTACCGGTCACCGTGGCGGCGGTGAGCCCGGCGGTGACACTCAGCGTCGCCGCAGGAAGCTTCGTGATCGAGGCGGCGCCGGTCAGTCCACCATTCGCCGCCAGCGTCGCGGCGGCCAGCTCGGTCGGAACCAGCGTCACGAAGAGCGACGCGATCGCGGCCAGCGGAACGACCGCTAGGGGGATACTGACCTCGGCGGTGCTGGTCATGCCGGCGGACGCGCTCAGCGTGGCGGCGGCCCCGGTGAGATCGGTCGCGGTCGCGGACAGACTCGTGACGCCCGGCAGCGTGGCCGTCGGGAACTTCGTTAGCTGCGCGGCGGCGGACAGACCGGTGGTACCCGACAGTGTCGCCGCCGGGCGTTCGGTGATCGAGGCGGCGCTGGTGAGCCCTCCGTGCGCCGCCAGGGGGCTTGCTGAAACAGGGATAACGAGGTGGGGGGCCGCCGTGAGCCCAGCGGAGGCGCTCAGCATCGCGGCCGGCGTCGTGATGTCGTGCGCAGCCGACGTCAGACCGGTGGTGCCCGGCAGAGTCGCCGACGGGAACTTCGTCAGCTTCGCGGCAGCCGTGAGACCAGTAGCGGCCGACAGTGCCGTCGCCGGACGTTCAGTGATCGCCGCCGCGCTGGTCAGCCCGGCGGTTGCCGCCAGAGTGGCCGCCGGTCGGTGCGTGACGATCGCGGCCGACGTGAGTCCGGCGGACGCGCTCAGCGTGGCGGCGGCCGGCTTGGTGACCGCGGCGGCCGATGTCAGACCGGTGGACGCGGACAGCGTCGCGGCGACGTTCCAGACGGTGAGGGCTAGACCCGCTACGGCGACGGAAGTAACCATCCACGCGCTGGCCGGCGTCGATCCCGCCACTGTGACCGTCTGGTTATCGGTACCCGCGGTCTTCGACGCTAACAGTGACCCGTTGTTATACGCCGAACTCGTGCCCGTGGTGTGCGCATTGCTTAGCGTCGACCACGTGCCACCTGGCGCCGACAAGGACGTGATGGTGCTGTGTGCGTTAGTCGAGCACTGGTAGTAACGCAGCACAAGGTCGGTGGCGTTCGGCGCGGGGGACAACGTAGGCGCCGTCGGGGAACTCGCGGAAGTCGAGGTGGAGACACTATGCCCATGCGAGGTGATCTGCGACGAAGTCGCCACCTGGCCGAGCGCCACCATGGTCCCAGTACCAGGGCCGGAGCCCGACCAGGTCACGCTGGCCGATCCAGTCTCGGAACCGGTCGCCACCTTCCAATACACGACGGCGGTCAAATCGCTTAGAACCGATGACCCAGAATCGAGCAATGCCCACCCCGACCCCGACGGGGCGGACATTGTCGCCGGTGTTCCGTTTGCCGCCGACAGCACCAACACTTGGCCGGAGGAAAGGCCAGTCGGGTACGGAATTGCAAGAGATGTTCCGCTATTAGTGGAAGCCGAGGTCGGCGTGCCCGCGACTGGGGTGCTGGTCATTCTCGGCTGCCCCCCGTATTTACGTTAGCGATTTTACCCGCAAGACTGGTGTGTGACCGCCGCACACCAGACGACGCACATAATTCCGATTACGTCAGCGAGATCGAAATGCTGGACGTGGCGAAAGTCACCGTATCGCCAGCGTTCACGGTCTTAGAGGCGGTCAATGCACCGAACCAACGTCGCACCGGGGTGCCAGCGGAGTCCCACAGCTCAATGCTCTTGATGACAATGGGTCCGGGCATGCCGGTGAAGCTGATAGCCAGAAGGCTGTTGGTGATTGTCCCACCGGACGCGCTACCCCAGGCGGAGGTCAGGGGCTGGCGGGCGTAGGAGCCGCCGGTCACCTCACTACCGGCGGCAGTGGCGGTCGGGTCCGTCGCGTCGGTGATCAGCGCGAGCTTGATCACCCCCGAAGGCGGGGTGTACGCGGCGCCGGTGACGCTGGAGGTCAGAAGCGCATTCGCCTCGACGGTGACGATGTTTCCCATTGTCAGTCCTTCCCATCCATGATGTGCGCGCGAAGGTCTTCCCCGCGCTTACCTTCCGCGGCTTCTACGACGGGTACGCACAGCTCGCATTCAGTAGCCTGTGCGCAGCAATCCATGTGCCCGTACACCGAAATAAATCCGGGCAGGATGCGTTCGTGCTTAGGATGGTCATCTACTTGATTGCAGTAGATACACTGGCGTTCAACATACTTCGACGTCATTGAGTAACCTCGGGGGAGACGGTGACGGAGCCCATGGACACGCGCGACGTCTGCAACCCGACCGGAGCGGCCGGGTTGTTCAGGAGAATGTCGTAGGCGCCCTGGGTAAAGGCCCACGCCGCGGACTCCGCGGCGAGAATTCGGATATTCAGCGTGGTGTCGGTGAGCGTGATCAACCCCTGGCCGGAGATCGGAGTCGTCGACCAGGTGAAGTAGATTTCATCCGAGCCCGGGAACGGTCGGATCTGACCCCGAGCGGAACAGCCAGTCAAGTCATACGGCTGACCGTCGGGTCCGATAATCGGGTAGTTAATCCCCGGCCAGTCGGCGGCCTGCGGGATCGAGATATTGAATACCAGCACCCCGAGCCCGGACGGAGAACATTGCGTCATGATGGAATAACGATGTTCGTCGGGTTCACCTGCTGGCCCATCACCATGACGTCGGTGCCGAAGTGCTGGAGCCACACCATGTGCCCCTCGGCGGGCGGACTGGATGCCGAGTAGGTCTGCAGGAAGGTCACGCCGGGGATTACGAGTCCACTCGGGTCGTTGTACTCGAAGTCGACGATCCCGTTGAACAGGTCGACGTTCCCGATAGACCCGAGATGCATAGACACTCGCTGGTCGCGCGGGACCCAAGCCGTCGAGGTGCCGCCGCGCTTGATATTGCGGGCCAGCCGAGAAATAGCAGCGTCCATACCAACTCCTTACTTGGTGGACTGGCGGAAGCACACAAGCTGCTGCGGGTCAGCGGAGGACAGTGACGTAGTCATGGAATTGATCATGTAGTTTCCATCTACATTCACGTTCCCGATCTTAATTTTGATGATGTCCCCCGGCTCCAACGCGGGGTGAGGAACGACCGTGATCGTGGCCGTGTCAGATGCTCCGATAGAGTTATTAAGAATTGCATTAGCGGCGTCCTGCGCCTGATCAGAGGTCACGATGAGCGAGAAGGTCAACCGCTCCGACACCGACCCGTAAGGTCCCAAGATGTACGTCGGAGAGTTCGGGTTATCGTCGAAGGCTTCCGCGTTGACCGCGTTCGACGTAGAGGTCGACTGACCAATGACGACGATATGGTTGAATGTCTGCTCGTCACTCAGTTCCCGGGACACCTCCGAGACGAGCGGGTTCGAGTCTTCGTTAAACTCCCATACCGGGTCACCGGTGGTCGGGTCCGGTACCGGACGGAATACGAAGACACCCGACGGATCGAAGTACGTCTCAAATCCAATCGCGGCGGCCAGTTCCATGATGTCTTGCCACGGGTCGCCACCTTGATTCATTCCATAGACGACGACATCGGGCAGTACCCGCGTGGTAGAGGAAAGAGAAAAGTTCTTCTGTGACGGCAGCCGATCCAGCACCATAGCCTTTGCGGCGTCCGCGTAATTCAGACCCGCTGCCAAGGTGTACGGCTCTTGCCAGACGTTTCTCTTAATAGCCCGGCTCAGGTCAGTGACGTGGACGATGATGGTGGTGCCACCGCCGGTTTGCCCACCACCCTTCCCGATGACCGCGCTCGACGACGGGGCGCTGGTGGAGCTTCCCGCGCCAGTGGAGCCGGCGATGGACTTGATGGTGACCTTGTCGATCATTCCGTGGCCCAGTGGAACGATCTCGTCGGTACTCGCGTCCAGGGAGACGCTCATCTCGAAGGAGGTGACCTTCGGGGGCGTCGTCCCCGCCGTCAGGCGCGTCATGGTGATTCGGGCCAAGACGAACCGCGTCGTTGTATCGCCCTCGTGCAGTCGCGCGACCGGGAAGTTGTTGGTCGCCAGATCCCAGCTCGCGCCGTTGTTGATGCTGGTCTCGACCGTGAGCGTGGTGTCCGCCGGCACTGTCGCAGTCCAGCGCACCACCGAGGCGGTCACTGGAGTACCGGGCAGCAGCAATGGGTCGCTGATCCAGTACCCGAACAGCGTGTTGTAGGCAGGGCCACCGCTATCAAACTCACTCGCGGGTCCAATAGCGAAAGTGCTGGCCGTCGAGAGACTCGGAGTGATCGTCGCGGCGGTATCGGTCTCGGCCATGATTCAGGCCGCCGTAGCGATCGTGGTGACGGTGCCGGTGAGGTTCCCGCCCGCGGTCGTCGTGCTGAAATCATGTTTGGTCAGCGGAATGATCGCGGAATCCGCCGAGCCCGACGTCGGGCGGTAACACGTCAGGAGCGCACCGAGGGTGTTGTTCACCGCGCCTCCGGCTGAGTTCCACACCAAGTTGCCGGTCAAGGCGACGGTCACGGTGGTCGTCGTAGTGATGGTGATGTTTCCACTGGCCAAGATGATGCGCGCGTAGTTGGTGAAGGTCGCCTCATCACTGGTCGCAGCCAGGAGAGTGGCCAGATTGTTGTAGGTGGCCAGCGTGGCGTCCGCTTGGAGACCCGTGGACTGGAGAAGCACCACCACGATGTTGTCGCTACCGGTCAACAATGAATATTTCTCTACGAAGCGACCCTTTGAGCAGGGGAATACCATATTAGCCAATGGATTCGCTTCCAATCCTCGCTAGAAAAACGAGCAACTCTTCGAAAGAGACCTGAACGAAGGTAACTCGGGAACTGATCCGAACGGCATGCGTCAAAAAAGCCGGAAGGCCAGTTCGCATCTGGTGGGTATGTGAGAGTGCGGAACGGCTAGCAGCGCTAGTAGCTGCCCGCGAGACGCATCTCTTCGAAATGAATTTCGCAGAAAGTGGCGAAGTAATTGAAAGAACTTCTAATTTCGAGCACACTGCCGGGGGCGAGTGTGAGCGTCAGAGGCTCAAGAATTTCCGCGGATGATCCCGTGTATTTTACGATCACTGTGGTGCCGACGATGGACGAGGAGCTAGCAGGGGGGATGTACGTACTACCGACTACCTTGCTTGTGCCCGTATAGGCCAAGGATGGGCCTACCATCGCCGTTGCTGATGCGGCGGGTGCTCCTTGATGGAGGGGCGTTAAAACTTGAGCTGTGCCACCGGATAAGGTCGAATTCTCATGCCGGTAGGCAAAGGCAGGCATGCCACCGCCCGTCCAGCCGTACAGACCTATTTTGACGATACGAAGCTCGTATGTGACAGCCCTGAGAGCTAGATTGTAACCACCAGAAGGCGCCGCTGTCATCGCACTAGTGAGGAAATAGGCGGTCATTTATACGCTCTTTTCACACCGAGTGTTTCCACCGCTAGTAGCTGCCGGCTAGTCGTAACTCTTCGAAATAAATCTCGGCGCCCTGATTCTGAGCCAAGGAGTTATTCACGAGCAGGAATACGGCGCCGGCGGCGATTATGGTCGGCAGTGGGAACGTCATCTGCGCGGTTGATCCCGTAGTCGTGACGATCACGGAGGTGCCACTGGCGGTTGCGGTCAGTCCGGGGGGGAGGACTGTACCTCCGATATTCTGCCCGTAAAACCATGGGCTAATCCCTTGTTGAGGTGAAAAGGTTAGAGACGATCCCTGCTGTGCCGTGGCGGAGGCCGCGGGAGCGCTTTGCCGCAACGGCACAACAGGGAGTGCGCTCCCCCCGGAGATCGTTGTCCCAGCAGCAAGGTAATTAGCCGTAAAGATTTGCGCGGCCCCGCTATAGCCCCAAAAATTGATCTGGGCCATGCGCATCTCGTAGAGGCCAGCCTTGATGGCTATTCCTGTAATGCCAGTAGTTTGGTCATACCTCACGAGGTACGAAGTCATACGTCTGCCCTTCTACTGGCCATCAGGCGGCTCCCACGCTGACGGACGCGTCCGAAGATGCCGTCAAAAATAGGTACAGCCCGGCGAACGCACCCGCCCCTTGCGCGGACTGAAACGCCACCGCACCCGTTGATCCAGCACTGGCGAACGTCTTAGCCACCACGATCAAGCTGGGGTCGGTTCCGTACTGAAAGAAGGTGAGCCCGGACTTGTCGGTGGCGACCAGGTTCGTCCACCCGGTAGGCACCCCCAGAGAAACAGCCCAGGGAGTAATCCCTGAAGTGACCCAAGGGCTCGGAACATTGCCCGCGACAAAGATCATAACTCCAGCGCCGGGCACCGTTACCGACGTAGTTGTGACGGTCGTGTCACCCTGCGTTTGGTTGAGCCTCAATGAACCGCCAGTGGGGGTGGAGGTAGGGCTCACGCCTCGGGCGGTCAACGTAGCAAACATGAAATGCTGCCAGTTTGCGGGCCTGTCCCAGTCAACATTCACGTTGTCAGTATCAGTGGCCGTAAGGCGTCGGTAGTAGGCCCCGTGAGTTTCATGCCCCGGGCTTAATGAGTACGCCGCGGTGAATCCAGTAGGCGGGTCGGGGAACATTTGCATCTCAAGCATCGCACCCCCCGAAGCGCCTGATGCGGAAAGGAAGGCGAGGCGTAGGTCGTTGGGTTGGCGGTTTGGGCCCAACGGGATCGGCAACGGTTGCGTGTACCCGACCGGGGGGGTCACTGAGACGCTCATGTCAAAGAAGGAGATCGACGTAGTCATGACTCCCCCGCCCCTAAGGGCCTAGCGTGAGCGACCCGTCGGTGTCAATCTTGACACCGTTCATCACGCCAGTTGGAGTTAAGGGTGTCCAAGGATTCGCGGCGTTGCGGAATGTGGTCACAACCTCAGTGCTTTTGATCCGCACCCCTCGCCAGACCTGCATACGCGTACCAAATGGAGCGAGCTGTGAAGTCATTCCTAGCGGAGTGAGAACTTTATTCGGGTCGCTGACTTCTACCTGGATACTACGCATCTGAGCGGCGGTTCTATCCGCTGTCACGATGCCAGCGTGCACCTGCAAATAGTCTACTACCGCGCCGTTCTGAATAACATCAACCCGAGAGACAGCGGTATGGGGCTTTCGGGCCGTGGCGTCGAAATCAGGAGTACGCCCTTGCATCGACATCCCCTTTGTTGGGTTCAGGTTAGAAGTAATCAGGTACGCGCGTCTGGGTCATCGTCAACTTCCGCCGTCGCCACTGGACGCGCGTGGGCACCCCGGGCAGCGCGTTGTAGTTCTCCGTGGTGTCTTGACCGCTGGCGCCAGGTCCCAAGGCGACCCACACCTGCGATCCATCCGGCTTCTGCAGCAACAGCGTGCCGCCGGTACGGTCCAGCTCATCCACGACGGGCCAGACGTTTGTCAGATCATCCAGCTCGAAGAACAGCTCGATCTCGTACTCATCACCGTGTGTCGGACCTCCGACAATGAACGGCAGCGCCTCCGACTCATCGCTGCCCAGCGGGAAGAACGTACCCATCGTACGTCGCTTGGTGATCTTTATTCCGGTGTCGCTTTTCGATACCGCGACAGGTAGGGGCGTATTTAGTAACGGGTTGTTCGGGTTCTTCAGCCAGTGTTTGTCCCCAATCGGGGTGACCGACAGGACGTTCGAGGGGGATTGCGCCGCCACTAGCACAGTCCCGCTGTAGGCAATGACTCGGTATTGACTAATGACATTCAGCGGAGCCGTGTATTCGAACACCGTGAGAGGGGTCATCCCGTTCGCCGACAAGTACGAGAGACTCGGAATCGCGGTCCAGCTCGTACCATTGTCCCGAGACGCCTGCACCAAGAACGCGGTCGTTGCCGGAGTGGTACTTCCTGGCTCGAACGCGAGCTGCACACGATTGTTGGCGACGTCGAACACCGCAGAGTCCAGCACCGCCGCGGGAGGAGGACTCGCGGGAGTTGCTACCCGAGTCCAGGTCGTGGAGGAGACCGCCGTCGGGAAGGAGCCCGGCCCCGACCACTGGGAGAACGCCTGAACGTAGGCGGAGTAGGTGCCGTCCGTAAGGTCACTGGTGAGCGTCCATGACAGGCCCTCGCCCAGGGTGACCCCCGAGGTCTGGATCGGGACCGTGACAAACGGCGTGAAGCCGAGACTGGCCACCTGAGCGGCGGTGTACACCACTACGTTGGAGGCCGCCTGGGGCTGCGAGTCCGGGCTCGCGTAGGTCCAGGTCACTGCGGGACGCGTCGAGCTGATAGTGCCCGTCGGTCCAGTGACCGTGATCGAGCTGGCCTGCTGATAGGTGATATCCAGGTAGACCGCACTCACGCTCAATGTGGTGGTGGTGCTGGCGTCGCCGCGCCCGATGTCGTAGGTCAGTCCCACCAGGTTGGTCGTGGGGTCCCACGGCTGCCCCCCGGGGCCGGTCAGGAACGTCCCGAGGTTCTCCTCGATCCACACTGGAACGGTCGGGGCAGTCGGGGGAGAGGTGGGACAATTGCTGTTGAAAAAGTACTTCAGGATGTCCTGCACCTGTCCGGCGATAGAGATAGTGCCTGTCACGGACCGGAGCCAGTGGTTGCACACCGGAATAGTGGGAGCAGGAGTGGACGCGACCTGAGTAAACGTCCTGCGACGAAGTCCTACCGAGTAAACCTTGGCACCGGTGGGAATGGTGGGCGTCGGAAAACCAATCCGCAAAACCTGCGAGTCCAGCCGGCATAGTCCATTAATGGAAATAAAAGTGGCGTCAGAGTTATCGGCCAACACCGTACTAGCGGAACCGCCACCCGTGATAGTGACACCCGTGCCCGCTTGAGGCGTACTGTTCGGCCGGAGAACTGAGACCGTCAGGGCAGCCATCAAGCCTCCTTTTACGTTAAGAGAGCAGGGCGGCACCTCACCTGAGGCAAGTAAGATGCCGCCCTAATTAGCCGACCTGCTGAGGGATAGAGTCAGCTAGCGCGTTGAGTGCGTCCGTCACCGTTTGCACCGTCATCTGCTTGAACGGCTGACCGTCGAGCATCACATTCACCGTGACCGGCTGCGTAGTCGCTCCCGGCACGGTGATCGCGCGGTTGGAGGGGATAGACCCTCCTGAGCCGGCGGGACCCAGTAGACCGTCGGTACCCAGCGCCGTCTTAGCCAACGCTGAGCCGATCTGCGGAATCGCGATCGCCTGGTAGTCGGCGGTCTTCAGTACCGAGTTGACCCCCGACACCATGCTGCCCGCCCACACATACCCGACCTGCAGACCCGAGTTGGAGGCGATGCCCGCGATGCCCGCGGACGCGGCCTGAATTCCAGTCCCCAGTCCCCCACTCAACGTGGCGGTGACGGCGGATACCGGGTCGTAATTCGAGAACGCCGACGTGGTGGACTCGGTCAGACCAAGAGACATGCCCTGACCCATCCCAGTGCCGATGTCGTAAAACACCATGGAGGGCGAGTGCGTCTTGGTCTTCTTCTTCGCGGCGTCGATGGCACCTTGACCGAGGTTGCCGGCCGAATCCCCGACCTGCCCCTGGCCCTTGTCCAAGCCGCCCGCGAGTCCCTTCGCGTAGCCGCTACCTTCACCGTGACCCTTTTGCTGGGCAGCGTGTTGGGCGTCGAACAGCGACTGACTGCCGCTCATCACGTTGCCAGCGTCGTTGGGGGTCAGGCCGTGCTGCACACCGAACTGCGCGCGTTGTTGATTGGCGGTGTGTCGGTCGAACGGAGAGACGCTGTGCGGGGAGTCCCGGAACCGTTGAGGGTCCGCCCCCGGCCCATACAGAGAACGCGCCCTGGCCGCATCGAAGGCCTCGCCGCGACCCACGCCAAGATCCTGGGCGTGCTGGTTGTGGATGTCCTCCAGGCGAGCCTTGTTCTGGGCCGAATCTCGGGTCAGACCTCGATTGAGCAGCCCCTGCTTGTTCGCGTCGAAGGCGGCATCTCGGCGGAGCTTGTTGTTATCGTCCGCCGAGCGGTCTTTCGGATCCTTGCCGAGGATTCGCTGCTCCTCGTCGCGACGCGCGATGTCATGCGCGTCCAGCTGTCCACGCATGATCGAGTCTTGATCCTTCTTGGCCTGATCGCGCTTGTCCTGATCCGCCTTCTTGTTCGCCTCTTCGCGGGCCCGAGACTCGGACGCGTAGCCCAGCTTGGCCTGGGGCGGAGGCGCGGCGGCCTGAGCCGATCGCGCGGTGTCCGCGGCGGTATCGGGCGCGGCGGCGCGCACCCCGCCGGCCAGGTTGGCCATGGCCTGCTGGCCAACCTGCTTGAACTGACCCGACGGAGAAGCCGCCGACAGACCCGCCTGTCCAGCTGCGACAACGCTCGCCATCGCGCTCGATATCGCCGCGGTAGCGGTCGGAGTACTCGCCGCGACACCGATAGCGAGACCTTGCCCGATACCTACGCCGAGTTCGACGAACTTCTGCGAGGGAGAGTGCGAATTCAGTGAGGCCTGACCACACTTCAGCATCGCGTCGCCCATCTGGGCCGTGGCGTCGCAGGCCTGGCTGGTGTTCGCGACCACCCCGCTGGCGATCGCCTTCGGGATCACGGCGCCCATCGAACTACTGCCGGAGGCCACCGACGAGCCCGCCGAGGAGAGTGCCTGGCTGGCCTGCTGCGGTAGTTGCTGAATGGAATTCATGGCCGGCGCCGCAGTGGACTCCAGTGCCTTCATGGGGCTCTGCAGCGCAGTGGCGCTCTGCCCGACCTGCTGCAGGGCCTGACTCGCCCGCGGCGCGTTCTGGCTCAGCTGAGACATCGGCTGATTCAGCGAACTGGCGGACTGCCCGACGGCTCGCAACGGATTGGACGCGCTGTTCGCGCCACCGCTCAGCGTGGACAGCGAGGAGTTCGCGGCCGTGGCCGCGGTCTGCGTTTGCCGTAGGCCGTTGCTGGTCGTCGCCCCCGTCACTCCCAGCTGCTGGAGTTCGCGCTGCGACATCGCGGCGCCCGAGCCGCCCTGCAGTCCCTTCGCGCCCGCGCCCCCAGCGGTCGGGATATCCGGCTGCTTCGCACCCGCTGGGTGGGTGGCGGCGCCGGACGTGTCGCCACCGAACAGCGGGTTCTTCGAGCTATCCAGGGGATTGAGCAGCTGCGACCACTGCTTGTCAGACACGCCCTGGTAACCAGCCCCGGTATCGGCGTCCGTCGGAGCCGCCGCCCCCTGGAAGGCCTGCGGCGAGTAGGACGGAGCAGCCCCGCCGGGTGTCTGAGCACCACCACCACCGGGCGTATTCGACGGCGTCAGGTTGCCCTGAGCGTCAGCGGTCCAGCCGTACTTGCCCGCGGCGGTGTTAGCCGGGAACTGCCCGGCTCCCCCGGAGCCACTAGTAATGCTGCCAGGGGTAAACCCGCCGGTCGAGTTGGCATGGTCCTGAATGGCCTGGTAGATACCCACACCCGCACCGGCGATGCCACCGACGAACCCTCCGGCGGCCGTGCCTATTCCCGGGATAATCGATCCGGCGGCGGCGCCAATCCCGGTGCCCGCCAGGATGCTGGCGATCATCTTGCCGGCGTCGCCGGTGCCACCGGCTCCGGTCATCATGTCGGAGAATTGGTTGCCGGTAGCGGGCTTGTTGATATTCTGCACCCCTACGTCAAGGGCTTGCGCGCCCGCGCCCAGCAGTGCACCCCAGGGCCCAAGCGCCGCCATGCCAAGGGCGGCGCCACCGACGTTGGACACGATGCCCGCCGTGGGATCTTGCCCCTGCTGCTGCTGATAGCTACCGAGTCCTATGGCGGTGGCTCCGAGGATGGCGGCAATCGTGCCGCCCGCGGCGCCACCGCCGAACGCCTTCCTGAATCCGAAGGCGCCCCCGGCTGCTCCAACGAGGGAGGGCGAGGCCTGCGCGCCAGCGTCTTGGCCTCCGAACGTTTCCAGCAATTGACCTAGCGCTCCGGTGGCGTCCGCGACGACCTGCGTAACGACGCCACCCGCGGCAATCGCGCCGGTGGTCATATCGCTGACGGCGGTAGCGACACCGGGTTGCCCCAGCGCCTCACCTACGCTCTTGATCGCGGCCACGGACGCGGGATTCCCGATGCCGTTGATGATGGCGTTGCCCAGGTTGACCGCGCCCTGAACCGCGGGCCCGATCGCGGGCTCCAGATTGTGCAGCGCGCTGGTGGCGGAACCCGCCAGCTCGGCCATGCCACCGACGACGTTGCCCATCTGCTGGGCGCCGACGGTGCCCACTTCCTTGCCCAGCCCACTCAGTGCGCTACCGAGGGCGTGCAACGCGGGCACACCCTCACCGATGGCAGCCATCGCGGTGGACTGCACGCCCCTACTGAACTGCTGCATGGCGCCGTTGGCGGCGTAGGCGAGCGCGGGCGTCGCCTTGATAGCCTCGTTGACCGACAGCAGGCCAGCGCCCGCGCCGATCATTTCATCGACCGCACCGGCCATCAGGCCCATGCGAAGCGCGTTATCCCACTGGCGGCCGATGCCGCCGCGACGGTCACTGCCGTCGCTACTACCGCCGGTGCCTCCGCCGCCTCCGCCTCCGCCTCCTCCGCCTCCTCCGCCTCCTCCGCCTCCGCCGCCTCCGCCTCCGCCGGGAGGGCTGACGGGACGGCCGACGCCGGAACGAACGTAGTCAGCGGCAGCTGTACGGGTGTAGGAAGGGAAATTGTCGAGGCTGCCGGCATTGATTCTGCCGCTGCCGCCGCCGGCTCCCGCCAGCGCTGACAGTTCGGTCCTCGTGTCCTTGGCCGCCTGAGCGGTAGAACCGAGACGACGCTCCAGTCCCTGCGCGGAGCTGGTCATCGCGTCCAGGTTCGCGCTCGCGTCCGCGCCCCCGGAGGAAAGCCCCCCGATCGAGGCGGTCGTGGTATCCACCCCTGACGCGGCGCCACCGGCGGCGTGGCCGAGCTGCCCCATCCGGTCGGTAAGACCCGCCGACGCGGCGTTCGCCGACACCAGCTCGCGCGTCATTCCACTGACCGAGCCACCGTCGGAGATGCTGAACGCGCGGCTGCCGGCCATCTGGTCGAGGTCACGCGCGGCGGCGCGCACCTCGCCCCGGAAGCCGCTCATGTCGCCGGTTGCCTGACCCACCGCGCTGGAATCCACGCCGATCGTGAGCGTGGTGCCGTTCAGCGCCCGGCCGGCGGCGGTGACCGCACCGATGGAGTCCGAGGCCTCGGAACCGCCCTGGACGCGCACCCCGACGACCGCCGTCGAGCCGTTGAGCCCATCGACCGCCGCCGAGGTGTTGTTGAGGGCCTGAACGGCACCCGTGCAATCGCCCGTTACATCCAGATGGATTACAGCCACGACGCACTCCCCCCGCTATTTCCTGTATTTGTCAGGATTGGACTCGTCCCACGGCATAGGCAAGATCTCAATGCCCGCTTCTGGGTTATAGGAACCGCCTGAGTACCGTGCCATGAACGAGGTGTAGTAATCGCTGCGTTGTGGACCGATGGGGCCACGGACGACCATCCACTCCAGCCAACCCAACCACTGCGACCTAGACAACTGAGCGCGCAGAATGTCGGGGTGTGCAAAACCCAGTGCCCACGCTAGGTCGTAGGCCACCAATTCTTCTGGGTTTAGTCGGAGTTTCCCCCGGAACTCGACACCTTGGCGCTGTTGACCCGGTTGGCGGCGTTCAGCAGCAAGTTCAGGCTGGCGCGTCCTACCCCGCCGAGCTGGGCCTTCGCGGCATCGACGGTCGGCCAGAGACGGTTTCCGTACTGGTCACGCGTCGTCCAGGCCAGGAAGCGGATGTCCTCGAACTTGGAGCTGTAGCGGATGAACGCGCCGTCCTTGTAGATACGACCGGCGTCGAAGAAGTCTTCGTAGTCGGCCGCGGTCATTTCCCAGAGAATGAATCGAGCGGGCTTACCAGAGACGGTCGGCCAGTCCTTCAGCGTGACCTTCTCTGTCCGCAACGACGGAGGCGGAGCTAGCTGACGGGCGTTGGTGACGAGTTCGAACTCCTCCTCGTCCTCCACCACCTCATCCTCCACTAGCTCCAACTCCAGCTCCGGTACTTCAGCAACATTGGTGTCAGGCATTCGGTTTTTCCTTCGACTCCTAGACCGTGGTTTCGAACTTGAAGTACATTTCCGGGACACATCGGCACCGCACATGCATAGGTATACGGGAGCAGTCTTCATTGAGCGCGCAGAGAACGCAGCAGTCAGGATGTTTCTTTACCCGACAATCCATTTCCATGGCATTTTTCGGGTCAAGCATTCTCTTGACTGCCGCGATCCCTTCTTGCGCGAAATGCGTCGTACTCGTACAAACCGCTTCTACCCAGTCACGCCATGCTGCCTCGGACTCGAAGTCCGGCATGGATCACACGTCGAGGTTGACGCCGCGGGCGAACCCGAGCAGCACCTGCACGCCGGTCGGTGCGCCGGTCAACGTCCAGATCGCCTGCACCTTCGCGTTGACCACGGTGGTCGAGGGCAGCGTGATCCGCTGGCTCCCGATCGCGCTGACCGAGCTGAAGGTGACCAGGTCGGTCCAGGTGGTGCCGTCCGTCGAGTGCTGGATCTTGATCGCGGCCGACGGGGTGGTGCCACCATCCAGCGCCCATACGTGCAGCTGAGCCGCGGCTCCGGTCTGGGTGGCGCCACCGAACAGGGTGTTGTCATCCAGCGAGCCGGTACCCGAGGTCGTGGTGAGCGGGGTGCTGGGGGACAGCAGGATGATGCCGTCGTTGTACGCGCCGCGCGCGTCCAGCTCCAAGCTGAAATCAACAGCGTCCTTCAGCTTCGCCGAGATCGAGGCGTCGATGATGGAGGAGGGCTGCATGGTGATCGGGGAGAGCGCGGTCAGCCCCTGGGTGGCGTACCAGGCGTTGATCGGGGACTTGCGCCCGAACCACTGGTTGACTTGCCAGTTCAGCGCGCCCTTCTCCATGGCGGCCAAACCCTTGATCTTCAGGGAGCCGTCCTGGAGGCCGGGCAGCGAGTTACGTACCCGCGTACCGAAACCGGAGCCGTCAATCTTGTCAGCCTTGCGGCTGTGCTCCAGATCGTTACCCTGCGCGCCGAAGAGATATTGTTCGATGCCCCACTGCGTCTTGTATGCGGGGTAGACATCGGTAACCTGGTTTAGGTCGATGGCCATTGTTACTTCTCCTTCGAGGTGCTGGCCGCAGCCGGAGCACTGGCCTTATCGGACTTCTCTTCGCCGAGCAGAGGACCCTTGCCGTCCGGACCTTCCGGACTGGTCATTTCGTCTGTCACCGTCCCGGAATAGGTGTTGTTATCCCCCTCCGGGTCGTAGTGGGTGTCTTTTCCCGAATTGGGATCCGCCCACCGGAACGGCCGAAGTACAGGGAAACTCTTTCCTGCTGCCACGAGTCGCCTTCCTGGTATGAGGGCAATAAAAAAGCCCCCACGAAAGGGGGCCGACCGATGAAAGAAGAGCTACGCTTTGACCGTCAAATTCAGTCTTGCGTAGGTGTAGAGCGCATTGCCGAACATCATCTCGGCGATGCTGCCGCTCGTGACCTGCACGAACCGCATGCTGTCCTGTAGCGCGTTGATCAGCGGAGAGCCGGGAGAGATGATTTGTCCAGTGAGCTGCTGAGCAGCTTCCTCATCCACGAGCCCGACGACGATCAGGACGTGGAAATACCAGTCCGCCAACCCGCCACGGCCCAGCACGTTCATATAGTCGATCGTCCGTTGCGCCACCGGCTGGATGATCGCGGCCGGCGGGATGATCGTGCGCGGCACGTAGTTGAAGACGTTCATCGCCGGCTGGCTGACCCCGATCGTCCCCAGCCACTGCGCGGTCGAGGCCCCAAGATTCGTGCGAATCTCGTTGTAACGACCGGTCACCACATGCGCCTATAGGGGGACAGCATCACCGCGGCGTCGCACATCGCGCGCTTCACCGTCGCGCCCGGGACCTTGGCGCCCGTCCCGTCGTGGGTAATGGCGCCCATAGAGAGGCTCCAGGTGTCGTGCAGTCGTGAAATTAGCAGCAGGGTCGCTTCCTTGAGATCGTTCGGGAGCGCGGTGACCCCCACTCCCGCCTCGTGCGGGAACATCAGCGGCTCCACCGTGAGGATGTTGCCGTTGACCTCGGTCGGAACGAGGTGTTCCTCGATCCACTTGCCGTCCTCGATGGTGAGGTCGGTCGCGCCCACCTCGATGCCCAGCGGGTTCTTGACGACGATGTGGGTGTCCCCCACCGCCGCCGGCTGAGCGAGCGTGGTGACCGGGTAGCCGTTGACGTAGGTCCACTTCGCCCAGAGCCGCGCTCCCGGACGCCAGTTCCCGCCCGCGCAGCGGGGGATGGTGATGCGCCACGGATCGAGCACGACCTGGTTTGAGAGGTCGGTGAGCGCGGTGAGGTTGCGGACCTCTGTCCCGACCGCGATCGAGCGCACCTCGATGATCGGGTTACTGCGGCAGTGGATCCGCAGATCGCCGTCGTCGGACACCCGAACCCGGCCGACTTCGGTATCCACCGTCGCGGCCAGGTTCTGGGTGACCTCCGAATTGATCATCGCGGAGACACGCATGATGATCCGGCCTAGTTCAGCGTCCCGATCGGCGTCCGAGGAGCCGGGCACCAGCTTCTGCAGCTGGGTGGCGATCGGGGAGCGCTTCAGCTCCGCCACCGTGATGTAGGGGACGGTCTGTCCCATGGTGGAGACGGAAGCGATGGTTGGCGCGGTCACGTCATGCCCCCTTGTTTAGTTAGGGATAGGTGGTGAAGGTGCTGCTGGCGCCGCCGGCCATCTGGGCGGCCGGGTACTGTGCCCAGGTGCCGAGGTTGAAGCCGACGTAGTTATTCGGCGGCACGCTGAACACCTGCTGGTCGTTCACCACCACGACCGCATTGCTGGTATGACCCGAGGTGGTATCCGCAAAGCACTGGATGGTCATGCCGGGGAACAGCGTGTTGTAGGCGGTGTTTAGCGCGGTATTAAACGCGGAAACACCACCGGCTGTGGTGAACTGAGTAAAGGTGTACAGCGGGGTGAGGTTGGCGGTAGGCACGTAAGTCACGAGGACTCCTTAGGCCGTGGGGGACGGAACTACTTCTTCTCGTCCTTCTCGGCTTCCGCGGCTTCCTTGGCGGCCTCGCGGTTCGCCATGTATGCGGCGATGTCGACGTGACCGTTCTGACGCACAAGCTCCTCGCCGCGGTGGGCGGCCAGGAAGGTCTCAACGTCGGCCTCGTCCTGCTTGGCCTGCTCCTCGGCCTTCTTGGCGGCCTCGGCCTCAGCCTTCTTGGCGTCAGCCTCAGCCTTCGGGTCGGCCTTCTCGGCGGTCTCAGCCATGTCAGTCACTCCTTCTCATTCGTGCGGCCACAACGGCCACACTTACGGAAAAACGAACTAAATCCGCACTCGCAGTTAAACCCGCGCGCGCGAGACGGACCACCCGCGACATCGGCCTGTACGTAGCCGATCTCCTTGAGCAGGCGAGCGTGCCGCAGGTCGGAGACGTCAATGGTCTTGCCGTCATACTGGCGTTCGCCACCTACGGTGGGCACCTTGACGGAAATACATGCGTCATCGGGAGAAAGTAGACGAGGCATCAGTTAACCCTCTCGACAATTACGCCATCTTCGACACGGTATTCAATGCCGTCCTCGAAGGCAATGTGATGCCATCGGTCATCGGCTACTTTCTGGCCGATTCGAGGATCGTCAGGATCCGATGGGGGCGTAACCTCGGACTTCAGTGCTGGCTCGGTCTCCTGTACCTTCCGAGGCCGACCAGGTCCGCGCCTAACTGGCGGCGTCTCAGGCATAGGTGACCTTTCTGTGAACATAGAAAAAGGGCACCCAGTCCAAACCGGGTGCCCTTCGGCGATGATGACTATCTACAACTTCGGTCTTGTAGAATCCGAAGCCGGGTACTCCAGACCGTTGACCTCGCAGTACTTCCTGAGCCGGTTGATTAGTGGTGGATGTGATACACCTAGCTCTGCCGCGATCGCGCGCCATCGCATACCTTGCGCACGAAGAAACAGAGCACGAGCAAGATCTGCATCCTGCAACTTCGTAGATCTCGCCCGCTGTTGGTTGACCAACCTAGTCACGGGCTCAAAATGCCCCATGGGAAATCCGGGGGATACCCATCGCACACAGGATCTGTTGAAGCACAGGTGGTCCAGTTCCATCCCATCTGGGATCGGCCCAACGTTAATCTCGAACAGCGCGCGCCCCGCGAGCATGGTGTGCGCACCACCGTACTTAGCGAAGCTACCTACTGCGTACCCGCCAGCGTTGAACGACCGCTGCCACACCCAGCACGGCCCTAGTTCCGGCCGGTGCGCGGGTACAGCACCTTCGATCCAGCGAGGACCACGGTCCTTCCATGCGGCGTGACCGCGGAGGTACGGCAGAGGCTCCCCCTTGATCCACCCATAACGGGTAGATGTCCTAGGAGCCAGCTTCGTCGTACCCCCGCAGCCACAACCACACAACCCCGTAGTGTTCGTCACTCCACGAGGTTACCAGATCTGAAGTGTGTACCAGTAGATGGATCAGACCTTGGTGATACCGGTGATGGCACCCTGCCACGCAGGAGCGTAACATACCATAGTGCCGTACCAGTACGAGCTGGTCTCGTATGCGAACTGAGTAACCGGCCACTCAATCGCCATGTAGTCCTGGACGTTGTAAATAGCGAATACGTCCGAGATGTTGCTGTCCGGGAGCGGCAGCGTCCAGCTGATGATCGGCATGGTGCCCTGCGGCAACCAGGGGTGCACGGTGAGGTTGACCATCTTGCCGGTCACCTCGTTCTGCAGCCCGGTCACCAGGGAGCCGAGGCGAGCGTCGTGCGCACCCTCCGTGCCGGGCGCGTTGATCAGGTTGATCTGGTAAGACGAAGAGCTGGACGTCTTGAGCAAGTCGCTCAGCTGCTTGCGGTCATTACCGTTCGCCAGGATCTCGTCCGGATCCGCCTTCACGCTGTCATACATCGACGCGAAGGCGGTGAAGAACTCGGCACCCGGGTTGGCGGTGTTCAGCGAACCAACCGGGGCGCCCCCTCCACCGGCGTTCGTCACGCCCGCGAGGCTCTTGACGTAGCCGGAGTTCGGGCCCAGGCAGTACGACAGGATGCCATCGTAATCCAGCGCGGAGGCCGAGGTGTCGGTCGTGCCGGCGAGCTGAGTACCCGAGTTCGGGGCGCCTCCCGTGCCACCACCAGTGAAGTTGATGGTTACAAGACCCGCGTTGGGCACTGCGCCCACCGCGCCAGGAGCGGCCGTACCGTTGGCGCTAGAGACCTGGGCCGGGAAGACGCCCGCGGCGGTGTTGGTAGTGCCGGCGAAGACCCGGTACCCCAGAGCGCCGGGCACCGCACCGATCGTGATGTCCAGGACGTTGGCCGTAGTGGCCGACAGCGCGGTGGAGGTGACCTGAGTGGGGACGGAGTCGCCCCAGACGCTGGTCGCGGTCACCCAGACGTACAGCGTGGGGATGACCGCCGTCTGACCAACCTCCGCGCCGGCCTTGGCACGCGCCGCGACCGGAGTCACGGTCGGGGAAGCGAGCGCACCGGAGAAGCCAGCGGCCGTACCGCGACCACCCAGAATCATGCGCTCTTCGAGCAGCATCGAGGAGTACAGCACCGAAGTCTGGCTCAACTGACGGATGTCCTGGTAGCCCTGGCCGGAGAACTGCGCGGCCCAGGAGACCTGGTCCGACACGCCGAACTGCATGTAGGGCACGGACGCCTGGTCGCCAGCGTACGAGATCTTCGGACCACGCAGGTAGTTAATCGCGCCGAAGGTCGTCTGCGAGGACTCGGTAATACCGGGCCGCATCAGGGAGAGGCCACCAGTGCCGGTACCGGTGAAACCGGTAATCCGCTTGTACTGGTGGGCCGTGCCAATGCCCTTACGGCGCGCAATGCGGTTCCGCAACGGGGTCGGGCGCGGCGCGAGCAGCTTCGCGGGGGCTTCGAGGTCGTAGGCGTTCAGACCGCCGGTGCCGCCCAGTGCGCCACCGCTACCGACCAGCAGATCCTTCTGGATGTCCGCGCCGGCCAGCGAGTTGCGCACCGACTCCAGCAGCTCCGGGGAGAGCGCCTTCTGCACCATCTCGGAGCCGAGCGACTTCTGCAGCTCCAGCATCGGGTTGGAGGCCTGACCCTCAAGGGTCGGGACGCCCGGCGTCGGGAGTGGGTTCTGGGCGGACTTAGTCAGCGAGGCCTTATAGACCTCAAAACGCTCGGCGATTTCGAGAGAGTTCTCGGCATCGCCGAACATATCCCCAGTCTTGGGAATCATGTTTATTTCCTCACGGGAGAATGGACAAAACGGGGTGTCACAGGGCCTTTAGCTCAGCGTCAACCTGCAGGGCCTTCTGCGTGTAGCCCTTCCGCAGGTCCGGGTCTTCGGCGGCGGATGCCAGCGTCTTGTAACGCATGACCTCGCGCTCCAGGTCGGACTTGCGCGCATTGACGCGCTCAACCTCGGTCCGTCGCAGGGACGGGCCTCCGGGAGTGGCCATCTGCTCGACCTTTTCCAACCGCGCGCCCAGCGAGTCGCTGAGTGCCTTTACGGCGGACTTCGTCGAAGCCTCGGTGATGTCCACGTGCATCTTACGAACATCTTCCTCTTCGTACAAGGACTTGTTGCTCATCGCCTTGACAAGGAAGCTGTCTCGGAACGTCTTGTGAAGTGGCGAGTCCTCGTCACTCAGAGCCTTGTTCAGCTCGTCCAGAGCCTCGGACCCTTCTGTGACCAGGGCGGCCAGGAACTGCTTCACAAGATCCCGTCCGACACCCTTAGTGATGTCGGGAGTATCGGGGGTATCGGCGTCGACCGACTTGTCGACGTCCTCATCGGGAGTGTCAGTGGCCTCCGGCGCGGGTGCGTCATCAGTGGGAGCGTCAATTTCGACGCCCTTGTTCTCGACCCCCGGCGCCTCCGGGGTCTCGGGGACCTCCGAGGTGGTGTCGGTGTCGAGCGTCTTGTCCACGGGGGCCTCAGCGGCATCCACGGTCATCGTCTGCTTCCCTTCCTCGGCCACGGCATCGGAGTTAGCGGCCTTGTTCGAACCGGACGACGACCAGTTGTCCGGGATCATGTCGGATGCACCCAGCGCCTTAGCGCGACGCTTGATGTAGGCACGGATCGAGTCGTGGCTACCGGAACCCCGGCCCACCGCTCGAATCGCGTTCGATAGGTCTTCCTTATCGCCGATCGGGTAGCTGGGCTCCCCATTCGGGTTCTTCATCGCCTTGCCGGCGGCCAGCATCGATCGCAGCTGCTCGGCGGAGTACTTCCCCTTAGCGATGTCAATGTCGGCGGCCAGCCACGCGTTGTCGGGGTCGACGGCCGCCTGTTCCATCTGCTCGCGGCGCGCGAAGCACCGCAGCGCATCGACCGCGCTCATCAGCAGATGGATGTCGCAGTCCTGGCTCGGCATCTTGGCCAGGTCTTGCGCCTCGGAGATGATCAGCTGCGCGATGGTGGAGATGGCGCTGTTCGCGCCCGCGATGTCGCCGCCCTCGTTCTGCCCGAGCGCCTTCACCAGCGCGATCGCCTTCGCGCGGTCGTAGGCCGGCATCTTGAAACCATCTTTGAGGGCGACGGTGACCCCGTGGCTGTCCACCGCGTCCGCGAGCGCCTTGTTGGCCTCCCCGATCGCCTCGGAGATCTTGGCGGTAAGGGGGCGCCCATCGATGTTGATGTTGACGACGGGCGGCTTCGCCGGCTCCGGCGCGGGCGGCTCATCCTTAGGCTCGACACCCTTGGTGATGGTGACCTGCAGCTCCTTGGCGATCGCGTCCTCGTCGACCAGCAGCTCCTCGCAGCGCACGAGTCCGCGTTCGAGGTCCAGGTCAGCCCCGGAGCCCTCCCAGCCGGTCTTCGCGGACTTGCACAGCGTCAGGATCGCGTTCGAGTTGGCGGGCCGATCGACGAGGCTCACCTCGGTGATCAGGCCGCCGGTGATGAGGCCGTTGCGCGCGGTCGAACTCTTGACGATCTTCGGCTTCCGGATCCCGATGGAGAAGCCGGTGAAGATGCCGGCCTTCGTCTTCACCACGGCCAGCGGATCGACGATCCGCGCGGTGATGTAGTGGCCGTCCGCGCTCGCGTCGTGCTCGATCGCCTTACCGATGGCACTATCGGCGCGGTGCTGCTCACGGATGTTGCCCCACTGGAACCACTCCGGCATGGCGGTCTTGAGCCACTCGGCGTCGCAGCGCTGGTCGTCGAGATCGAGCGAGTCGTCGGTGGCCTTGCCGTACACCAGCAAGCTGCCATCGTCTTGGTCAACGGTCTTGGTAATCGGCGCGAACGTCGAGGTTAGGTCCATCGAAGGGATCCCCTTTTGAGATCTAGGTGAACAGCTGACCGCCCCAGCCGGCGGCGAAGCACCGGCACCGGGGATGGACCGCTCCTGGGTAGACGCCGTCCGGGGGATCGGCGGCGGTAAACAGCCGGCCTTCCAACATCGCGCAGCGCGGATCGACGCGGCCATCGCCCTGGGTCCGCCACACCAACAGCGGCCCGTCGGACTCCGACACCTCATCGACCTTGCGCGCCGCCGCTCGCCGGCCGCGACCGGCGCCGACGTGCATGTCGAGGTAGCGGCGCTCCTTATCGAGCGCAGGTGCGTAGTCGCGCTCCGCGCGGGCCAACGTCAGCCGGCGCGCCGCGGCCAGCAGGTAGGCCGCCCGGTACTCCGGCTCCTCGGTCGCCACGCGACGAACGGCCGGCATCCCCTCGAACGGGCTCGGTGCCCCGTAGCGCGATCGACCCGATAGCGGCTTCGCCAGCAGCAGCTTCCCGATCTCGATCGCGGCGAGGCGATCCACCCCCGCGCCCGCCAGTACATCGAGCACGTCGGTGGGTAGCTCGACCGCGGCGATCGCGTCGCGGCTGGCGAACCAGCTGGTGAGCACGTGCAGCGCCACCGACTGATCCGCCAGCGGACGGGAAGCGTCGAACTTGCGCAGTTCAGCGCGCAGCCCCTCACCGGCGCCGACCGCCTTCGCCCGCGCGACGGCCATCAGTGCCCGGACGACCGCCTCATTCGCCATCGTCGTGCAGATCGAACAGCGCCTTGCACGCGTCCAGATCGCCGGCCGCGCCGAGCCGGTTGGCGGCCTCGGACACCTCCGGCGAGTAGCACTTGAACGCGAAGTCCCGCCACTTATCGCCGTTGCGCTTGGCGAAGGTGAGGAACTTCTTGCGCTCCGCGGCGGCATCGCCCTTGGCGGCGGGCAGCGCGGGCTTGGCCGCCGGAGCGGGCATCGCCGGCTTCGGTGCCGGCGCCCGATTCCCCTCATGGTTCTGCGGGGCGGACGGGATGTTGCCCGGGATCGCGGTCGGCTGCACCTCGACGTTCAAGAACGCGGGGCCGGTCGGGGTGTTCAGGAAGGGCTGATCCGCCTCCGGGAAGGCGTAGCGGGGCAGGTTGAGCTGGTCGCGGCCCTCGTTGAGGGTCTGCAGGCCGCTCCCGATGTAGCCGGTGAGCAGGTTCGCCTCCCGCTCCTCGTTCTCATCGTCCAACCCGTGGAACCGGAAGGTCACCTCCTCCGGCATGCCCAGGTAGTTCATCGATACTTCGTTGATCATGTCGATGATCCACTGCGCGGTCGGCTTGGTGGTGCGCATCAGCTGGGTCTCTTGCTCACCTTGCTGGAGGCTGGAACCGCCCATACCGGGGTTGCTGTTGGGCACGAAGCCCAGCGAGGTGGGCAGCACATCGAACGCCGCGCAGATCAACCTGATCAAGTGCAGATCGAAGTCGCTGGTGAACTTCGCGTCCTTGCCGTGCGGGTATTCGGCGTTAAAGCCGGCCGGCAGGAATCGCGCGCGGTGGCGCTCATTGGTGCGCCCGCTCAACTCATCGTTGAACACGCTCTCGTATTGCCGCAATTGCTCCGGCGTCATCGTGGTGTCCACCATTACGAGCATTTCCGGCGTCACGCCGGCCGTGTACTCGCTGCGCAGCCAGTCGTAGCGCTTGAGCCACAGATCGACGTCGGTGAGCGCCTGCTCGACGTTGCTGAACCCGTAGGGGCCCCTGGTCCGCCTGTTCCTGACCTTGTAGATCAGCGCGTCGGTGGGCGCCTCGATGCCTTGGGTCCGACCGTAGACCGCCGAGATGAATTCATGATCGACGTGTTCTGGCGGCGATTGGTTGAATTCTCCGCGCGGAAAGCCCCACAGAATTTGTTGGAACGCCGCATACGGAGGCTGCGGTGTCGCTCCGCGATAGTCGAGTAACGGCTTGATGGTCGTGGCATCCAACAGTTCCAGCGAATGGAGGTCTCCGTTCAACTGAAGGTGCGGATAGAGCGCGACGGCATCGAGGACCAATTGGTCCTCCAACATTGCTCCGAGCCACTCGGTGAACGTCCAGTTGTTGATGCGGTCTGGCTTGGTCCACCAGGTGTGTAGCCGCTCGATCTCGTCGGCGTACTTGTCCTGCAGGTCCGAAGTCACGGCGCGATCGGAGGTGCCTTGACGCCGGGCCAGGTGCCGAGCGCGGGCGGAGTTGATGCCGAAGCTCCACTCCAGCCCGGTGATCGAGGCCTTACTTACCTCAATGCACGCCCGCATGATGGACACCTGGTCCGCGGCGTCTCTCAGCACCGACCAGGGGATGGCGCGCGTAGTCGTGGTCTGCAGGTTCCAGGTGGCCGGGTACTCCCACTTGCGGGGAGCGGGGCGACCGGATTGCAGCGGCGGGTCGAGCGGGGACGGATAGAGCGGCGTCCCCGGCCCGAAGTTCACGTCCTCGTACGGGTCGCGAGTCAGCGCGGACTCGGGTTGGCCGTAGGTGAGCCCGTTGCGCTGCTGGAGCTGCGCGAGGTAGCTGGCGGTGACGGCGTGGGTAGAGGTGCCGGGCGGCAGCGAGAGCGCCTTCGTCAGCTCCTCGCGGATCACCCGACGCACGTCGTCGCTGGCGGGGGGCAGTGGATGGGGCTGCCCCTGAGTCGGGCGGCGACGTCGCTTGGCCACGGGTCACCCCTTCTGTAGTTGTGTGAGATGTCAGTACTTCAGCGTGGGGAAATTCCCCACGCTGCAGTACCGCAAGGCCGACGCGGCAGGAATTGAACCTGCGGCCTTCGAGGCTCTGCCGGCTGAGCTACACGTCGTTGGTGCGCGCCCCTGGGTTCGAACCAGGCATGACCGGAGTCGGCGGAGTTACAGTCCACTGGGCGGCCACTCCGCCCACGACGCGCATGCGAGACGGTGACGGGACTCGAACCCGCGAACGCGGCTTTGCAGGCCACGACAGCACCTAGCCACACCGCCATGCATGTACGACGCTAGTTAATACCATCTACGCCCGCCGACCGGGTGGCCAATCCCCCCGAGCAGCAGGAAGATCAGTCCGACGACCAGCAGGATGGCCCCGACGGTGTACAGGATGCCGATCCCGGTCAGCCACCCGATGAGCAGCAGAATTACACCAAAGATGATCATTTCCCGCCCTTTCGCTACGCGACTTCGGACAACACGGCGCCGCAGTTGCGGCAGTGGGTCGCCTTCTTGGTGTTCACCGCTTCGCACTTGAGGCACTCGGTCGAGATCGCGTTCAGGTAGATCAGCGCGGAGGTGCCCACCGTCAGCTCGGTGGCCGACCAGACCAGCGCATCCAGGTTGTCCGGGCTCTCCGTGGAGTCGGGCGTGAACGCGCACATCTGGTCTTCCAGCTGCGGCAGCGAGCCGACGATGTGGGCGCGGCCCTGCTCCCACAGCGCCGAGACCGGCTCCGCCCGCACGAGCTTCCCTCGGGTGGCGCGCACCGAGCGGTACGGGACGTTCGGGTCGACGGTGCGCAACACCTGCTCGATGTAGTCCCCACCGTTGTTGACCTCACCGACGATCCGGTCGGCGTGCCACTGGTTGTAGAGGCTGACAGCCTTGCTCATACAACTACGGGGGCTGCCCTTCATCGTTCCGTCTTCGAGCACGTAGAGGTGCCCGTCGGCGCTGCGACCAGCCACCACGATGCCGGTGAAGTCCGACTTCTCCCCCGAGGTGACCGCCGGGTCGACGCCGACCACGATCCGCACGAGCTGAGGCGCGTGATCGACGCGCGTCTCGTCGAGCAGATCGCGGTTCCAGAGGGCGCCTTCGACGTCATCGAGTAGTTCGCCCTCCAACTCTTGACGGCCCATCCGGGTGCCCTCATAGCGGGCCTTCAGCTCCGCCAGGGCCACCCGGGAGAGGTTCTCCGCGTTATCCCAGGTCTTACCCCGGACGACGCGGACCGAACCATCGGTGCGCGCGAGCAGCTCGCGCAGGAGCTTCACCGGACGCGGCGTGGTCGTCACGACCACCTGCGGTCGCTCACCGATCCGCAGCGCCGGCATGAGGCTCTCACCCCATAGATCGTCGGCGTGCGCCATGGAAGCCAGCTCATCGATCCAGGCCCCGGACAAGTTCGCTCCACGCAAGCGGTCCGGGCGGTCGGCGGAGTAGCCATAAATCTTGCTGCCGTTGGTGAGACGTACCGTCAAGTCGGAGGCGTTGCAGCTCTCCAGCTCGCCGGGCAGCAGCGCCCGCAGAATGCCGGACTGACCCTCGATGCAGACCTTGCGGCAGTCGCGCCAGGTCGGGGCGACCACGGCCCACTCGGTGTCGGGGTTGGTCGCGGCCTGCTCGGCCAGCCAGTTGCTACCGGTCGCCGACTTGCCCCAACCACGACCGGCCAGGTAGAGGTGGACGCTGGCTTCGCCCTCGGTGGGGATGCGCTGATCCTCGCGGGCGGTGTCGTGCCACGGGCGCGGACGCTTCGGGGCATGCTTGGCTAGCGCCTTCTGGTAGGCGGCCACCTTCGCGCGCAGCGCCATGATCTCTTGCAGCTGGTCCAGCGAGGCTTCGATGACGGGCGGCTCGGCCATCTAGGCCTCCTTAGTTGCGAGTTAGTTCACGTCCGGGTATAGTTACTGGCATGACCATGACTAGTACCGAGAAGACGTACGAGAACCTGATCCGGCGCGCCGCCGATCGACAGGGCTACCTACTGGTGAAGTCGCGGCGTCGCGATCCCACGTCGCTGACCTACGGGCGCTACCTACTGGTGCCCAAGTCGGAGCCGAGGCCGCGCAATGTCGCGGAGGCGGAGGCGGCGCTGGCGACCGAGGGACTGACGCTGGCCGAGATCGAGGAGAAGATCAAGGCGGAAGCGTCGCGCAACCTCGCCACGCGAGCGACCCACCAACGCCCCGGACAGCGTCAGCCGCGCACCGAGATGACGGCCGGCGACCGCTACGGGCACTGGACGCTGCTCTCCACCGAGACCACGCCCGAGGACGGCTACGCCACCATGCTGTGCCGTTGCGATTGCGGCACGCAGCGGCGAGTCCGCAGCCAGAACCTGCGCCGCGGCCAGACCGTCTCGTGCGGGGAGTGCGAGTACAGCGCTCACGCGCCGGTGACGGAGCCGAAGGTGGGCGAGACGTTCGAGTGGTGGACGGTGATCGGGGAGCCGAACGACGGACAAGCGCTGTGCAGCTGCCGCTGCGGTCGCGTGCGGCGCGTGAGCACCCGCCGGCTGCGCAGCGGCGACACCAAGAGCTGCGGCTGCCGGGCGAAGTGGCGCACCGGACCGCCGCTCACCGGACCGTTCGCGCCGACGGCGTTCGATCGGACGGAGTCGTGAACGACCGAGTCTGTGCCGCGATGTGGGAGCGACTGTCCGCGCCGATGAAGCGCGGGCTGACCATCGTCGCCTCGGAGCCCTATGTCGATGAGTCGGTGATGGCGAAGTCGACGCGGCGCGTGCTGCTCGAACGCGGCTTCATCGAGTGGTACCGCCCGGACCCGCGCGCGCTCATCACGCTGCGCGTCACCGACGAGGGCCGGTCGCTGATCGAGTGGGCGGAGCGGTCGTGATGACGCGCTGGGTCGCGTTCTGGAAGGAGCTGTGGCGATCGCTCAAGTTGGCAGCGCTGCTCTACGCGCTGCTCGGCGCGTCCATATGGGGGATCTGGCTGCTAGTGGAGGAGTCGTGAAGGAGTTCGTGGTGCCGGACGAGATCCCGCCCGAGGAGCCGCTCATCGCCTACGTGGCGCGCCGCGCGCAGCTGCACGTGCTGACCGAGCTGCTCGCCCTCGACCGCTACGACCATCACACCCTCGACGATGTGCTCAGTTGGGCCCGGCACGAGATCGGGCTGCTGGGCGGCGTACACCACACGCCCGGCGAGCCGTACCAGCTGCGCTACCCCGGCGGCAAGAACGGGATGTGGCAGGTCGACTGCTCGTGCGGCGAATACCGCACGGCGCCCTACCGCACGCCCGGCAACGCGACCAAGGTTGCTCGACTACACGCCTTCGACAAGAACAACAAGGAGACCACGTCATGACGAAGCCCCAGCCAGTGACGCCCACCCGCGGCTCACCGCTACTCGCGCTGCTCGCGGTCGCCACCGCGTTCGCGCTGTCGGCGTGCGGCAACAGTAACCACTACCAGCCACGGCCAGCTAGCTACGACGACAACATGTACGCCTCCGCGCTGTGCGTCGATCAGCACGGCATTCGAGTGCCGGACGCGTACTGCCCGATCGGGGATGGCGCGATGAACGCCGGCTACGGGTGGCGCTACCACTCCTACCTGGCGAGTGACCCCTACACCGATGTGGTGTACGTCGGCTACCCGGTGGGCACCACCTACGTGACCACGCGGCCCGCCCGGGTATCGACCATCCACATCGACCGCGGTCGCTTTCCGGACCGGGCGCCGGCCGGAGTGAAGGCGTCCGACGTCCGGGTGCCGTCGCTATCCACCGTGCAGCGCAATCCCGCCATTCAACGCGGCGGCTTCGGGGCGCCCGGCGCCAAGGCAGCGGGTACGCCGCTGCCCTCTCGTTCGCTGAACTCGCCCGCGCCGGGGCGCACCTTCGCGGCTCCGGCGCCACCACCCCCGCCACCCGCGGCTCGCTCGATGTCGTCGTCGTCGGTGGGGTCGTACTCGTCCGGGGGCGGCTTTAAGTCCTCGGGCGGTTCGTCGTTCAAGTCGGGCAAGTGATGGCGCGCCGCCGTCACCGGCATTCCTGCCACTGCTCGTGCTGGACGGGATCTGAGCTGCTGGGAATGCTGGTGCTCATTTTCGTGGGCGGGCCCGCGTTGGCGCTCGGGTACCGATTCGCGCATTACCTGGGCTGGAGCGCGTCGTTCGTGGTGCTGGCGTTGTTGCTGGTGGGCGCGCTCGCGGTGTGGGCATGGAAGGACTCCGCGCCACCGCGCCCGGTGCCGCCTCCGCGACCTCTCGCACCGCCTCGACCTGGGCCGGAACCGTGGCCGCCGCCGGCGGGGCCGGACGGGCCTCGGTCGCAGGCCTGGTGGTCGGGGCGGCGGTGAGCTAGCCTCCTCGCCGGGGGTCGGGATGGGTCCTCGCTATCGGCGGGGGCCCATTCCTTATGTGCTAGGGTCGCGGTCGTAGTCCGCTAGCACGACCCGCACGACGAACGCGCCCCCGGTGGAACGGGGGCGCGTTCTTTTTTTTGCTAGGCTGCCACATGCCCCAGCCTCGAACGTGCTGGTGCGGCGCACCGCTCCCCGAACACCCGGGCGCCGGCCGGCCACGTGAGTACTGCTCGCCAGGACACTATCGCCGCATCGTCCGCGTCCGACGAGACGTCCACTGCACGCAGTGTGGATCCACGTGCAGCTCTACTGCCAAGAAGCCAGTGTGCGGTAACTGCCGCAAGGGACGTAACGCCGCCCGCGAACAGTACGCCGAACTGGCCGCCACGCACGGTAGGCAGTGCTCGATCTGTAAGCAGCCGGAGAACGGGCGTCGTCTTTGTGTCGACCACTGCCACGCGTCTGGCGATGCCCGCGAACTGCTGTGCAACGACTGCAATTTGCTTCTAGGGCACGCTCATGATGACCAATTGGTACTGCGCAGGGGTGCGCAGTACTTGCGCACCGAGCGCGATATACCCAGTCTTCCGACGATCGTCATGATGCCCGCGCTAGCTGTGTCCAACGACGCCACGCGCCGCTACGAACAGATCGTCACTTGGCGCAATGAAGGCATGGTGTTCAAGGAGATTGGGCGACGTATAGGAGTAAGTAAGCAACGTGCAGTGCAGCTCTGGCAGCAGGCCATAACAGCGCGTCCCAGCCGATGTTGGTGCGGATCGCCGATACTGCCGACCGGGCAGTCAGGCGCACCTGCGCTGTACTGCCAGCCAGGACACGGGCCCCACCCCAGTGGTCTCTTGATGTGGACGCAATTCGAGCGCATGTCCACGGACCAAGGCGGACTGTGCATGATCTGCGCGAAACACGAGGAACCACTACAGGTCGACCACTGCCATCGCACGGAACGCGTTCGTGGCCTTCTCTGCGGAGACTGCAACAGAATGCTGGCCGCAGGCCAGGACGAACCCCAGATTCTCGAACAGGCAGCGGGCTACCTCAGGAATCACTCTCAAAAATAATACAAAAAAACATATCAAGATCAACTAAAGTCATTTCTGGAAATCTCCCGCAGATACGATTCTTGCTATAACCCTTGCCATGATCAACCTTGTTGATCTTGACCAAGGGGGGTCATGATCGACAAGGTGTCCACCTATGTTGATCATGTCCAGGACTGGACATGATCAAGCAGGTGATCACGAGTGATCAACATTGTTGATCACTGTAGATCATTGGACGAATGCAACATCACCCATTTGGCCTATATCTTGATCATGGAACGGCCTGTAAGCTTAGGGCAAGCCCGAAAGGGTGGAACGGGAAGGGCCCGCGGGGCCGCGCGCGCGAGCGCGCGAGCCGGCGGTGCACTTGATCTTTGAAAGATCACCCGCGCTCACGCGCGTAGTCATAGTCGGCGGCAGACCTTGGGAGCCGCGGCGTCAACCGGTAGCTAAGCCCTACGAAGCGACCCGCCGAGTTGCGTCCCGCTGGTCCCGGTGATGGGTGGCGGAAAATTAGTTGATCTTGCGATGCGCCGTGGCCATGTTTCACGTGAAACATGGCCAGAGCGGATCACAAGATCCATCTACATGAGGAGTAATGATCATGAGCACTGTACTGACCTCGTCCCTGCCCGCCGCCGACCGGCTACGGGCGGAGCGCATGGTGTCCGCACAGGAGTTCGTAGTTGATCAGGTGGCCTACCAGCTCATCCGGGCCCACATGATCGACGACCTCACCGTGGAGTCGACCACCCCGTGGCACGCTCCGCGCTGAACCGCGCGCGTCGGGCAGGCCCCTCGTGGGCCTGCCCGTAACGGACGGTTTAGTCCAGCACTACCAGTGAGAGAAGAAGATCATGAACACGAACCTGATCATGGGAGACTTCCTGGCCGACGTCGACACCGACGCCGAGAAGGAGTCCCGTCGGGTGCGCATGGAGCGGTGGCTGCGTGCGCTGCCATTCACCGCGGTGCTGCTAGGCATGCTCGGCGGCGTCGCTCAAGTCAAGGGCTGGATCTGAGGGCACTCTGCAGGGCACGGCGTGAGCCGTGCCTGGCAGTGGCTCACTCAGGGTCAGGCAAGTCGAGGTTAGGAAGACGATCATGAGCACCGTACATCTAGTCGCTGCCAGGTTGATCATCTTCGTGATGCGGACGTCGTTCGCATTCACGGTAGTGATCATGATGTCAGCGTCGGCCGGTGGCGCGGCGGGCGAGTTGTTCGACCACGAAGGAGTGCCGGACCCCGGCCCGTCGCGGGACGAGGTCACGGAGCTGCTAGCTCGGGTTCCATGGAGCGTGTCGACCGGCATCATCCTGCCGGTCACGCGCAGCCTGATCAAGGCGTAGGGCGTAGGGCCGCGGGCATCGAGCCCGCGGCCCGGAAGGGTAGTTGATCAATGAGAGGTCTGATGCGCATCTACTGGGACGCGCAACGGACGCTCGCGGACGAGGCGGCGCGCAAGCGCCGCGAGGCCGCGCTAGCGGCCGCTGAGGCGGCCAAGGAGAGCACCGACAAGGAGTGCACGACCGAGGAGAACTGAACGACCGAGCGTGCGGCTGGAGCGCAAGCGCCAGCCGCGCGCGGGCGGTTCAGCCCAGCTCTACCAGTGAGAGAAGAAGATCATGACAACCGCACACGAGGTCGACGCGCTCCTGCAAGTGGACGCGCGGTTGACCGAGCTAGCGCAGCGCGTCACGGTGGCCGATGGTGGTTTCACCATTGACCCCGCGACGCTGGATGACGTGACCGACGGCTACGCCGTCTCGGTCAACCCGGAGCACGAGCGGATCTACGCCGAGGTCACCCCCGGAACGATCATGAGCTACATGATCACGAACGAGGCCGCGCTGGCCGTGCCTGGCGCTCTGCTAGGCGGATGGCGCGACCCGGCCGACGGCCGGATCTACCTCGACATGCCGACGCTGGTGCACGACCGCGAGCGAGCGCTAGCGCTCGCTCGCTCGCACGATGAGCTAGCGATCTACGACTTCGCTGCCGGCGGGTCGGTCCGGACGTACTGAACCATCGAGCGGCCGGCTGGACTAGGTCCAGCCGTGCCGCGGGCGGTTCAGCCCATCACAGACAGGAAGAAGATCATGTCAAGGTATGACGAGTTCGTGGCACGCAAGCGCGCCCAGTATGGCGACAAGTTCGACGCGTCCGAGCTAGCGCCCGCGTTCGTCCGCTGGTTCAACTCGGGTGATCGCATCAAGGTCAAGAACGATGAGTACGTGCGCACCGGCACCGTAGGTGTGACCACCGGATGGCGGCCGGCATTCCTGCTGATGCACCGCAGTTCCGATCATGGATCGGGCGACGTGTTGGGACCGAATGACCAGGTGACCGCCGTCAGGTACGGCCGGCAGTACCGCGACGTCTGAACCATCGAGCGGCCGGCTGGACTAGGTCCAGCCGTGCCGCGGGCGGTTCAGCCCATCGGAACAAGCAAGAGGAAATCATCATGACTGACGATCTCGATCGTCTGCGCGACGCACTCGCCGAGTTCCGGGCGGCCGATGAGGCCGCTCGCAGCGTGCTGGTGGGTGATCACTACGACCACGACAAGTACGAGGATGCGGTCACGGCGCGCGCGATCGCGGCGCGCGTGATGGCCAACGCCGCGGAGTGGGTGACCAAGCCGGTGGTCAGCTCACCGCGGTACGAGTTGGTCGATGAGGCCGACGCGTACGTGAACGAGGACGCGGCCGACCACGACGACTGGGACATCGAGCCCTACCCCGAGGAGGTTGATGCCTTTTGGGGATACGCGCGCGACTGACCAATCGTAAGTTCTGCTATACTCGGAGGTGAACCATCGAGGGTGCGGCCGGAGTAGCTCCGGCCGCGCTCGGGCGGTTCAGCCCATCTCTACCAGCCAGGAAGCAGACCATGAAGGAGCTAACGCCAGACCAGTTGCTCGCGGCGGAGGTTGAATCGGTATTCGACCAGTTCATGTACCTCCCCAACAAGCATGCGTCCACGGTGATGACCTTGTGGGTGGAGCACACTCACCTCCGGAACGCGGACGAGGAATTCCAGCCGTACATCACGCCGCGGCTTGCCTTTCTCAGCAAGCAAGCGGGATCCGGCAAGTCGCTCGCCACGGAGTTGGTCACCAAGCTGTCGTTCAACGGTGAGATGGTGCTAGAGCCCACCCCGCCATCGATCACGACGCTGATGAACGTTGACCACGCCACGGTCGGATTCGATGAGATCGACACGTACTTCGGCCGCGGCTCGGGCAAGCTCGCTATGCGAGCGATCCTGAACGGCGGTTACAAGCGCGGATCGAGCGTCACCCGGCAGCGGTCCAACGAGGCCGACCGGCAGAACGTGTACGGCCCGATCGTGATGAACGGCAAGAACGCCAACCTGTTCTTGACGCACGCCAACTTCGAGACGCTGCGGTCGCGGACCATCTCGATCGTGCTAGAGCCGAAGCCACGCGACTACTACGTGGACCGGTTCAACCCGGAGATCTACGACTCGCGGTTGTACGGCCTCATGCGGCGCTTGCGTCGTTGGGGCGTGAACAACTACCGGGCGGTCCTGTCGATCCCGATCGATGGGCTCATGCCGGACCGCATCGCCAACCGGGCGGAGGAGATCTGGACCGTACTGTTCCGGGTCGCCGAACACCTGGGCGGCGTCTGGCCGCAGCGGGTGGAAGAAGCCGCGCGCGCGATGGTGCTCGGCGAGTGGGACGCGGCGGATGACAAGGTACTCAGCCCGGCCGAAGAAGTGCTGGCCGGCGTGCGTGCCGTGTTCACCGACGCGGACGAGTTCCTGCCGACCACGGTGATCCTGGAGCGGCTGTTCGAGCTGCCTCAGCCGATCGCCATGGTGGAGGAGTGGGCGCTGGTCCCGGAGCGTGCCCAGATGATGGGGCTCGCTAGGACGCTTGGCCTGTTCGGCCACGAGTCCAGCCGGCGACAGGTCGACGGTGAGCAAGCTCGCGGGTTCAGCCGCGACGATGTCGGACTCGACCCGGCACCGATGTCGATCTAGGTTGCCAACCTCGTGCACGGTTGCCAACCTCGTGCACGGTTGCCAACCTTTTGCACGGTTGCCAACCTACTGCACGCGCAATGCACGGCCTGAACCATCGAGGGTGCGGCTGGTCCACTCGGACCAGCCGTGCTCGGGCGGTTCAGCCCATCAAGCTAGAGGAGTCAGACCATGATCCCGACCAAGGCCAACGACGCGCAGCACGCGCAGTACGTAGCCAACATCATCAAGGTGTTCAAGAGTGCGACCCCGGACCAGCTGGCCCGCGGCCGTGGCTGGTACCCGCACGCGCGGGAGCTGGCCGAACTGATGTCAGAGGGCAACGTCCGGGCAGGCGCCGGAGTGATCGCCGCTCTCTCGCCGCAGAAGGCATGGGAGCAGAACCTTAAGATCGCTCGCGGCGCGTTCGCTACCGGCACGCCGCGCGGGCAGGTCCCGAACGCGGTCGCCAAGGCGGCGATGATCATGGACGGTCACGACCCGCTCGATGTGCTGCCCGACGACAGCAAGACCTGGAACTTCTTCCGGGCGATCATTGACCCGACCGACCCCGACGCGGTGGTGATCGACCGCCACGCACACGACATCGCGGTCGGCGAGATCTACGGCGCCCGCGATCGCGGCTTGTCGACCAAGCGTCGCTACGCCACGCTCGCCCACGCCTACCGCGAGGCCGCCCGCCAGCTCGGCGAGTTGCCACTCGTGGTCCAAGCGGTCACCTGGACGGTTCAGGTTGACGCTACGGATGATCTTCCCTACCGGGCCGGACGGCGTCCGCGCTCGTGAGAGTTGATCAAGAATAGAGTATCGTTTCTAAGATCGTCCCAGCCGCTGACCAGCCAAGACGCGCATAGAGTGTCGAATCGTCAGGGATTCGACACTCTATGCGTCGAAGGAGATCAACATTGAAGTACCCGGTAGAGATCTTGACCCGGGAGGAAGCGCGCGCGATCTTGCTCGCACCGTCCCCGGTCGCCGCGACCGGCGTCCGCAACCGGGCGCTGATCGCCATGATGTACGGCGCCGGCTTGCGGGTGTCCGAAGCGTTGGCCCTGAAAGTGTCCGATGTGGACACTGACGCGGCCAGCGTCCGGGTGCTGCACGGGAAGGGCGACAAGTCCCGGACGGTCGGGATCGACCTCGGCGCGCTCGTGCATGTGGTCCGCTGGATCGAGGTGCGACGGGCACGCGGGCTCCGCAGCCGCCACCTGTTCTGCACGTTGGCCGGCGGGCAGGTGTCCACGAGCTATGTCCGCGCCATGATGAAACGAGTAGCGGCCCGCGCGGGCGTCGACAAGCGCGTCCACGCTCACGGATTGCGGCACACCGCCGCGGTCGAGTGGGCGCAGGAGGGCGTGCCGGTGATGGAGATTCGAGACCAGCTCGGCCACAAACACCTGGACACGACCGCGACCTACCTCAACCACCACAGCCCGGCGGCGCGGATCGAGAGGATCCGCAACCGCCGAACCGAGATATGAGCCTGCGGACTACGCGTCGACCTTGACGCCGGCCGCGTTCGCCTGCGCATCGAGCGCGGCAATCTCGCGGTTGAGTTCCTGGATGGCGTTGCTGACCGCGTCGTCGGAGATGACCGTGATCTCCCGACGGGTCGGCGCGTCAACCCCGAATAGCTTGCGGTCGGATTCCGACCAGCCGCGGATGCTGTTCCACGCCTCCGCGCGGGTACGCGGCGAGACCTGTGGGTTCTCCGCGATCTGCAAGAGATCGTGGATCGCCCGGTAGGCAAGCTCGTGGTGGTCCATTCGCAGATCGCTCAGCCGCTCGGCCGGGATCCGGTCGCGGGCGGCCTGGAAGATCTGGCGGCACCGCTCGTGACTCAGCCCGACTCGCCGTGCGATCTCTCGCCACGGGAGGTGCTGCGCGTGCAGATCGATGATCAGATTTTCGCGCTCGGCGGTCTGAATCGGCAGCGTCCTTGACAACGTCAACACCTCCAGCGTCAATTAGACAATTTCTAGATCATTTCAGGAACAAATCGGCGGGTTCGCCGGTTGTACAGTAAGATAGTTCCGATAGGGCCTGACCAGCCCTAACAGCCCCAGCCAGAAGGACAAAGATCATGTCGAACACAGCCCGACTCCTGACCCTCTCCGCCGACGAGATCACCGAACTCGACACCGCAGCGCTTCGAGAGCTGGCCGATGAGGTCAGTCTCTACAGCCGCCGCAGCCAGATCGCGGAGTTCAAGCTGACCCCCGAGCTGCTCTCCCACTCGGGTGCGCTCACCACCATCGACAAGCTGATCGCCGCACTCCTGTCCGCCTACCGCGCGGGTGGCCGCGAGCCGAAGGTGGAGAACACCTCCTACTCGATCACCGTCACGGTATGGGCCGACGATGAGGAACTCCGCAGCTCTCTCCGCTACCAGCGTAAGTACGCGGTCGAAGCCGCGGAGAAGGAAGCGGCCGAGAAGCGGGCCGAGGAGAACGTGCAATTCGCGTCAAGCGCATTCTGAACAGGAGGTCGAACCGCTAGCGTCCCGCCCGGAGTGTGACCGGGCGCGGCGCGGGAGGTTCAACCCGAACCAGCCCCAGCCAAGGAAGGATCGACCAAGATCATGACCACCACATACCACGCGTTCTACTCGGATGGCCGTCAAGTCCAGGTCGGCGACGACCTGACCAACTTCCGCGGGGAGTCGGGCTACAAGTTCGTCAGCGCGAGCCCCTCGCGGGGATCCGGCCACGTCCAGGTGACTACCCCGGACGGCGGCTCTCGCCAGTTCTACCCGCGCGTGTTCGGGCTGCAAGAGCCGATCATGGCGGACGACGAGGAAGGTCCGCGCCCGATCTACAAGATCGCGGACGAGATCACCCGCGAGTGGAAGAACGTCTACTTCGGTGCGGTGCCCTACCTCGGCGCGATGCGAGTGCTCCGCACCATTGACGACCAGTTCGACCAGGACAGCGCCAAGGACGTGATCTTGTACTTCCTGTCCAACGCCGCCTACTGGCGCGGCTCGGTCGCCAAGCGGATCAAGGCCGAGTTGAAGGAACTGATCAAGTAAGGAGGTCGAACCGCTAGCGTCCGCCCGGAGTGTGACCGGGCGCGGCGCGGGAGGTTCAACCCGAACAGCCCCAGCCAAGGGAGAAGATCATGAAGTACCAGGTAGTCGAGCACCACACCGGACAGTTCGCGGTGGTCAACACCGTCACCGGCGACACCACCCACCTCTACGCGGACAAGGCGACGGCGCAGCGGGTCGCCACCAAGTCCAGCCCGCGGCCCTTCCGGCCCTATGCCGATGGACCCGACTCGCCCGTCTTTCAGGGCGAGGGCTACCGCTATTACATCGAGACTCACTACACCAACGACGACGGCGAGGCGACCGGCGACGCACCCGAGTTCGAGCACCGCCACCCGGCGGGTCCGCCCGAGTCGCCGATCGCGTGGCGCCTCACCCGCCCGAACACCCGCTACTACGGCTCGCTGAACAGGGGATGGTGACCATGACCTACTACCTGCACGACGAACGCGTCCGCGACATCCGCGAGCGCTACGGCGTCGCGCTCCGAGTGGTGGACGCAGCCGAGTACCGGACCGTGTTCGAGTTGCCCAGCCCGGAGGACTGGGGCGGCGACATGACGCACGCCGAGTGGCTCGATGGTTTCAGCACGATCGACTACCCGGTGCCCGCGGGTCCGCAGACCTACGAGAGCTGGCTGCTCGGCCCGACCGTGATGTACCCGGAGATCGACCCGCTCGCGGAGGAGATCTACCAGGAGATCGTCGCCGGCGCACCCGCCGATCTGGCCGCGCTACACCGTATGTCGCTGGACACGCGCCATGCTCTCATGCGTTCGTTGCCGCTGGCCTATGTGGCGCTGTACCCGGAGACAGAGGCCGTGGTTATTGCCATGGTGCGCGACGCACTCACTGAGAGGAACTGAATCATGGATATTGACGTGTTGGACACCCGAGAAATCGACGGTATCGAGTACCGGGTCTACCTCGCACACGATGACGATTGCGAGAGTCCCCGCGAGTGGGGGGACACTTTCGCGGGTCGCATTGTGTGTCTCAGGAGTCGTAACTACGTGCGCCCGGAGGAGAATGGCGACGCGGTGTCGGCTGGATACGTTCAGTGTGCGATCACCGATCACGATTTTCGGGTGGTCTCACGATGGTTGCGTCTGTTCTACGGCGCGTCGACTGTGCTGCCTCTGTATTCCGGCTTCGAGGATCGCCCGTCCGCCGGTGACGTGACCGATTCCCCCGACGCGGGGGATTACATCGGGGTGACGTTCGATCAGGCGAGTACTCGGGAGGTGACTGGTGTCGAGCCTGCCGACATGCCGACCGCGCTCAGTGGCGAGGTCGACGAGTTCAGTGAGTGGGCACGCGGTGAAACGTACGGGTACGTGATCGAGCGGCGGGCCGATGAGCCGCACCCGGATTGCCACGCGGTGCACGCCGCGAAGCAGTGGGAGGAGACAGACAGTCTGTGGGGGATGGTCGGTCACGAGTGGGCGCGCACGTCGGCCCTTCAGGCGCTGAGCGACGTGCGGGGTTCCGACGATGTCTGACATCAAACCGATCGTTCACCGCGTCAAGCGGGTGTCTGCGATCGCCGGGCAAACCCAGTACAGCGCGACCGTTCAGTATCCAAACGAGGACGCAATGACAGTGTCGTTCGTCGGCATGCTCGGTTCCGACGACGGGGTTGTGGTTCACATCGGGCCGGGTGGCCAGCAGGGGTTCGTGACGAACCCCGGTCGGTTCGGCCCGTTCGGCGCCGAGTGGGTGCGTCGGTTCTTCGCCTAGCCGTGCGACGAACGGTCGCTCTCTCTCTTGAAAACTGTGCACACACTCCCGAAGGACTCTCGAATGAGCATGTCAGCTGTGGCTTCGGCGCTAGGGGTTCCGACCCCTAGGCCGCGGCCCCATCTCACCATTACCCCGCCACCGGCGAAGCCGCCGACGATGACGGCGGGGCCGACTAGTTAGCTCAAACAATCATGGCACGACCCGCTCAAGTACGGTAACATGGTGCCTATAGGGCCCCACCTGCACAAACACCAGACTCACGAGATCAAAGGATCACCAGACCATGTCGAACGAGACGCTCGAAGACCT